TGCATTGGTTACTAACTCAACTGTTTGATTAGCTTCGTCGTTTGCGCCTGCTCTGTTGGAAGTATCTGATCCTAAACTTACTGTTGCAGTAATTTGTGATGTAGTTGTGTTACCTATCATAATTCCAAGAACTACAGTTGTTGTAGAACTTGCTACGGTATAGATAACGTCAGCACTTGTTACACCTGCTTTTGTTACTACTTTAAAAGTATTGGCCATTTACCCTCCTATCCTAATGCTATTGCTAATGCTGTTGGATCCTCAGTTGAAAAACCTGCACTAGATAAATATGTTTTTACGTCTGATAAAGCAACTTGCTTCATCGTTCCTGCATCATTGGTAACTACTCTATCAGCATCTACTAAAGTTGTTGATGAGGCAGATGTATCACCATCCATGATGTTTAGTTCTGTAGCTGTAGCAGTTACACCATCTAATATGTTTAACTCAGCTGCGGTGGATGTAACACCGTCTAAAATATTTAATTCTGCTGTGGTAGAGGTAACACCATCTAATATGTTTAATTCAGCGGTTGTTGAAGTTACACCATCTAATATATTTACCTCTGTAGCTGTGGCTGTAATAGCTACATCTTCGTTTAGTTTTGGTGAAGTTAGTGTTTTATTGGTTAAAGTTTGAGTAGCACTTGCTCCCACCAATTCCTGATCACTACCGTCTGGAAGTGTTAAGGTATTTGTAGCACCTGCCGAATGAGGCTGTGCTTGTAATTTTTGTGCGTGAGCGTTACCTGACTCACAGTAAAGTTTTAATTGAGCTCTAGATCCGCTATTAGTTTTTAAATCAATTACACCACCGGAAACTGTAAGGTCATCTCCAACCGTAAAGTCGCCGTTTGTAGTTAATCCTGTATCGGCAACGTGTGTAATATTAATATCAGAGTCTGCACCAAATTTTATAATTGATGAGTCAGATCCTAAAATTAAATCATTTGGTAAGGTTACGTCAGAGCTGCCGTCTTCATGCACTGCTTTACTAGCAGGCATTGTACAAAATACATCTTTTGTACCAGCACTAAAATTAACAGCACTATCACTATTCGAGCTAGATATGATTGTAGTTCGAGCAAGAGTGTCCGGAGAGGCATCTGTTATGGTGCCTAAACCAATTTCAAATTCTGCATTGCTTCTGTGAACAATAGCATAGTAAGTAGTATTACTATTCCCTATGCCTGCTACAAAAGTTTCAAAATTAGTTTGCGCTCCACCTAAATTAATTGTACCTGTGCCGGTCGTAGTGGTGGTTTCTTTAACTCTGTCGTTTAAAACTAAAGCCATAGCCTATTATGCAATCCTTATTATAGCTGTTGATGCTCCTGCTGCAGGAAACTGAATAGTAAAGTCTCCGTTAGTAGCGGTTTTAGTTCCTCCAAAGTCTAGCACAACAACAAGCTTATCACTGTTTGTACTGTTATAAATAACAGCGCCCACTGCTGATAAAGTTACTGATGAAAAAACTTCATCTGCAAAATCAACAAGAGCTGTGTTACTTGCAACTGAAACAGCCTGACTATCTAATGCATTTCCACCAGCAGAATAATTAGTACCAGAAGAAGAAACTTCGTTAGTGGTAGAATATGCAGTGCTTGATGTGGAATATCCAGAGATGTCTGTAAATAAAGCTATTTTAAAAGTATTGCCACCATTGGCAAAGTTATGCGTGCCAGATAAGAGTTCTGATTTGAATGCATCTGGTATTATGTTAGCCATTTATAGTCTCCTTATTTCATTTTCGGTTGTGGTGATTGTATGTCCAAACGAATCGCACCACTAGTGTATTCGTCTCTGCGTCTTCGGCCTTGTTGTTCTGCCGCAAACGTTTGAAGCCCCTCTTGATAAGATGCCTCGTACATTTGTACCATATTATCTGGCCCTTTCAAGTATTTTAGGGTTTCTACCATGCACCCGTAAATTAACATGTCTTGAAAATTATTAGATATGTATGTGGTGCTAGAATCAGATGTAGTTATGGTATCTGGTTGTTTTATATAAGCTAAAGTTATCTTATAAGCTGCGTCTGGCGTTGGAGCCACAACCCAGTTGTCAGAGTCCCAATGAGCGTAATATCTTGGAGTTGCATAATCATTAGAGTTATCCGGATCAGGAAAATATTCTGCTAAAAAAGAAGTATCGACTTGTTCTAAGAAAAACTGATCAGAAGTTGTAGGATTTGTCAATTGAACATATCTGATAATTCTAGTATCAGAGGGCACAGTTACAAATCTATTACCTATTGTTAAATCTGAGTTTGCATAAAATTTTGTATCATCAGAGTCTACAGCTCTAAAAATTCTGTTTTCTACATTTTTAACTATGACACTTAAAACAGCATCAGTTAGAACTCCACTGTCTGTCTCTGCATAGTTTCTAATATTAGTTTTTAATTCGCTAAAAGTCATTGTCATGGTGATATCGTTACGGGTCCTGCTGAAGCAATACCGCCTCCTCCTTTTTGATTACCCGCTGTTGCTGTATCAGTATCAACACTAAAAGTATAAGTGTCATCATCTACTTTAGTGATTGCATAACCAGCGGCCTTGTTAATATTTGTTGCAGTGATGCCGTCAAATGTTGTTGCATTTCTAAAACGAACCGTATCACTAGTCGATCTTCCATGATTGACCTCTGTAACAGTTATTGTTGAAGAGCTCGCACTGCCTGTTTGAAAAGAATCAATACTCAACAAAACAGGAACACCTGGTTCTGTTCTATCTACTCTAGCGTTTTGTAAAGCTTCAGGATCAGCCCCACGAACTTGTAATTCTAATTGTGGTTGTTTAGCTTCAAACTCAGAAACGTGAACTAAAGAACCGTTCCATTCTTTAACCATCTCATTATATGGAAACTCCATGCCACTTCGATCAGATATAGCCTTAGCGTATTTACCTCTTGCAAAATTTGTCATGTTCCTGGATAGTATACCTTTGGTGTTAAATAAGTGCTAGTAGAAGAACTGTCCTCTGTAAGAGCTCTACTTAACTCATCTTCATATAATAGTTTTAAATTTTGTGATCTATCGGGAGCTATTTTCAAACTTAAATAATAAGCTAAACCTGCGCACATACAGGGTATAAAACGATACACTACATCTGTTTGATTAGTATAGGCCCCTGCGTCTTCAATTCTTTTTAAATAGTAAAACTTTAATAAATAACTAGATCCTGAAAAACTACTGCTTGGAGTTTGATATAAAAAGACACTAGGCGATTTAGTTCTATCTACATAATATTGACTAGGTGTGCCTTTAGATAATTTATTTGCAATTGATGAGTATGCAGACCTATCAATCTTTGTGATAGGTGTATCTACAGGAGCTGTTGTAGTCGAGTTATCTCTGACATAAGCCTCTAATATTTCGTTTACATTGCTTGGAAAATTAGTGCTATCAGTTGTTGCATTGTATTCCGCTTGTCCTTCTACCAAAGGTACAGAAGCTAAATCTACTTTCCATAAATGAAGACCTCTGTTACTCCACTCAGAAAATAATATATTTAAAGATCGTCTAGCACTTTTTAAACCATAGCCGGTTCTAGCTGTCGCTCCGCATCTTTCGTATGCTTCCTGAATTATTTCATCTATGTCAAGGTCAAAAGCTGTAGTGCCTGATGTAGCCATTTTTTAACCTTACTTATCGATGAATATAGTAGCTGCGTCTATGTTTGTAATTGTAGAAACTTTCATTCCACCTGGAAATAATACTCCGTCCTCTGGAATGTTTGTTGAAAATACATCACCATTAGGAACGTCAGCTTGAAATAAAGTTGTGCTATCTGTGTTGTCTTGCAAAATAATTGTTCCTGCTCCACCGCCATCAGATGCTAAAATAATTCCTCTGAGTCTAGTTCTACCTGCAAAAACTGCTCCTGTCGCTGTGACTCTTACTGCTTTTACGTCGCCTTTACTTGCCATTTGTTTTCTCCTTAATCAAAAAACTGTGGGGCCGGAGCCCCACTAATTATTATTTTTACTGATCAGCAAATGCCGGTACAGTAGTCGATGTTACACTACCAAAAATTTGATAGTTAGTTGTGTCTTTACCAACAATAGTAATATCAAATGCTTGTGGCACATTTAACTGAATACTACTGTTTGAGTTACCATCTGAGAAAACAGTCACATTGTCTGCGTTTGTATCTAAGTGTGTAATTCCACCAATGTAAAAGTTTGTGTTTCCTGGAGTAACGATAATTGCATCAGTAGCATCAGCCGCTCCTCCTGCATAAACAAATCTAAATACAGATCCTGCTATTGGCGCTGGTAGTGTGTATGTATTGTCTTGACTTCCATCTGGAACAAGTAAAATTCTACCACTGTGGGTAGCGTTTGTAAGAGTTACGTCCCCATCAGAAAGACTTATTGGTCCATCACCAAGTGTTGTTACTTCAGTAATAACTCCTGTGGTAGCGTTTTTACTAACAGTTTTAACTGTGCTTTCAGATCTTAGAGGACCTGAAAAAGTTGTATTTGCCATTTTATTTACCTCCGTAGTAAATTACATACAGTCTCTACGTTCGTCTGCTAGGTCAGTCTGTATGTTTGTTTCCCTAGAGGTTTCAATATAAACCTTTTTCTTTAGAGAGCAAGTCTATTCAAAAAATAAATGACTATCGTAACTTTGTTGTCTCCATCTTAATTTTGCTAAGATTCTCTTGATTCTCTCCTCAATAGATTTCATCTCATGAGTTTCTTTACCAGCATTTAAGAATTGAGAGTTCCACTGAGATTCTAACTTGATTTTCTCAGCGATTAGAGACTGTGGCTGTGCGGTCATAATATATCTCCTTGTCTATATTATCCGCTTTTATTTTCTACACGATTTTCCCATAAAGTCAAGGAGATTTCCCATAAAAAAAAGGGGCCAGAAGGCCCCTTTTAAAAGTATTGATGAAGTTACTTATTACGCACCAGGTGAACCGAAGATACCTCTGAAGTCAGAGAAGCCGAAAGAATATCTTTCTCTTGCTTTGTATCTTACGTTACCTGTATCAAAATCACCTTCCATTGAAGTTTTGATTGGTGATCTTTCAAAGTATTTTAGACCGTTAGGAACGTCTGTAATGATAAAGAATGCATCAGTATCAGTTAAGTAGTTGTTCACTACATAACCTTGTGGGATCATGCCCATGCTCTTTACTGCATTGATATCATTGTCAGCAGTTCCAACTCTGTTAGCAGAGTTCATGATTCTTTCTGCTGTGAACTGAAGCTCAGAAGGAATAATCATTTTTACTCCTCTTGCTGCAATCTTCAATCCTCTTTCATCTGTGAACGCATTAATATCAATTAACGCTTGCTCAAGAGATGTTTCAGAAAGGTCAGCGGATGTTGATAGCTCATTTTTGACAGTTCCAAAAATGGTTGGGTGGTCAGTAGCACAAAGCTCTTTACCATCACCACCTGTGAAGCTAGAGTTAAAAGCTCTGTTAAGAACGTTAGCAGCTTTCACCTGTTTGGTGTTAGCCATTGAACGTGCCAAAGCTTTTGTGTATCTGCTTGACAGTCTATCATACAAGTTGTCTTCAATAGCTTCTTCAGTAATTGAGAAAGCTAATGCAACAGTTTCATGCTGATATCTTGATGTGTAAGTTTCCTGCGCGTTATCAAATGTAACTGCGGAACCTTCAGGTTTAACAGAGGCATTAGCAAAGCCACTTAACATTACTTCCTCTTCGAAAGCTCTGTCAGAAGTTTCTTTGGTAAAGATTTCCTCATGTTGGTTTTCATAACGATTGTATTCCAAGCCGAATAGTGCATTCAAACCTGGCTCTAGTTCTTTAACTAGTTGATTACGTGATATAGCCATAATTTAATTACTCCTATTATAATGCTGTGTGGAATGTGTGTTCGTTAATATAAACAATGTAGTTTATATTGTCAGAACCCAATTCGCTGTTTTGTGGGTCAGTAGATATACCGATGACTCTTAATTGACCATCTGTTGCAGCTAAATCGGAAACGTCTAGCTCAACATTGGATGTACCATTTACTGTTGAACCGGTAGCGTATACGATATCTGCCACTTTAAATATATCTGTTCTTGCTGAAGCACCATCACCTTGTACTTCGAATCTCTCGTATGGATCGTCATATACGAAAGCATCAATATCACCAGTAGTGATATTTGTTTGTGTGTAATGGTTTCTGAACGTTGGTTTTCCAGTTGTAGGGTCTGTATAGTTTACACCCCAAAATACACCTAGAAGTGTATTACCAGCAGCTGCCACGTCGATAAAGCCTGTGTTAGAGGCTTGTGGTATAACAGGGTCACCTTGAAATATCGAAGATGCTTCGTTATCAGCAATCTGATATTCTGACATACCGCCGTTATCTGCGTTTTGTCCAACCTTACCAACAGGTTTTAAACCAAAAGCACTGTCTTGATTTGCCATTTGTTTTACTCCTTTGTTAGTTTAGTTGATGGTTTCGGAATAACTAAAAGATTAGTTTTTCTTAGAGCCACCAAAAGTTACACGACTCTGCCGTTCTTGGTTGATCGGCATCGTTGGGTGCTGTTCCTTCATAAGGTCGTTTTCAACTGCCTGTTCTCGATCAGCTACTTGTTGTTTAAAGTAGTCTTCTCGAGACTTCGCGATCTCTTCCGGTATCCTAGCCAGCAATAGGCCACCAACTCCGATTACCCCAGAGTGTTTGCCGTCTTTTACGGTTGGAAAATCTCCTTCTGGATATTCGTCAGATCTTACTAACTCCCATCCAGACCTTAATTTACCCATGATGTTTTTAGTATCATCAAGTCCCATACTTTCGGCTCTTATCCAACGGTGTCTGTATCCTGTTGGAGCAGGGGGTGCATCTAAAGATGATGGTGGAGTCCAAACTTTAGGTCGAGAGTCTTTCTCTCGAGTTTGACTCGCGCGGGAAGTTTTATTTATTTTTGTTTCATTTTCCATATGCTTATGCCTCCTTCGCGACTAATTGTTTCGCATATTCTTCAAGTGGCACACCTAATCGTTTAGCTATTGCGACCTGTGATGGTGTGAGCTTCACAGTTTTACGGCGTCCTACCATACCTGGACGTTTGGCTGATGCTACAGTTTGAGAAGGTTTCTCTTGTGTAGTGTTTTCTGTTGTACCAAATTTATGAGGAAATTCAAGTCTAATTCTTTTATCCACTTCTTGATAATATTCCTCACTAGAAGGATCGTATCCTTCTTCTTCCGTCAGTTTTTTATGTATATCAAATGCGGTATACGTCATCGCATTATCCGTACCAAACCAAGTGTTTTTAGAGGCCCATTCTTCTGCTTTTGGGTCCATTTGTTGCGCTGCTTGCTTTAATTGCCCTGCATTCGCATACCCTTGTTGCTGTTCCACAGGCTGTTCTATCTGTTTCGGTTCCTCTGGTTTTTGAGATTTTACTTGATTTAATCTTGCAGCATCCATGGTTAGTGCTGCGATTTCTGTTTGTGCTGCGATTTGACCGTCAACATCTTGTGTATCAATAGCCGATTTCAATTTAATTTTAGCAGCTTCAAGATTAGATTTAACTCTGTTTTCAAACTCAGATACATAGTTCGTATCTAGACTTTGATATCTATCTTGTAGTTTCTTTTGTTGATCTGCTATGGATTTCGCATACGTAATCGCTTCTTCTTTCTGACGTTCTGCTTCACGCATTTTACGTGTTAGCTTGGCAATTCTCTTTTTGACACCCTCGCTATATTGTTCCAATTCTTCTTTCTGTGGTGCCTCTTCTTTTGTTTCTTCTTCAGTTTTTGTTTCTTCCCCCGAATCAGTTGATTCCTCAACCTGTAGTTCTTCTTTTGGTTCTGGTGCAGAATTATCTTTTTCTAAATCGATTTCTGCTCCATCGGTTTCACCGACATCAATCATCGGTTCTTCTTTTCTTAGTTCTTCGGGCATAGTTTTCTCCTATGTTTAAATATGATGTAGAATATCTTCAGGGTTACTAATCGTCCCTAAGACTTCATCATCGTTCAGTAGTCGCACTTCTCCACCTTCAATCGGGAGCCGTGATCCGGCGTATCGAGCAAAAATTACCCAATCACCTTTTTTGCACCAAGGGCCTGTATAAAATTTGTTTTCGTCTTTATACGCCAAGGGTCCAACCTTTATGACATAACCACAATTCGTGGCTATTCGTAATTTGTCTAATGATTCTTGAGCAATGATAATACCACCTTTGGTCTTATCTTTTGGTTCAAAAGGTAATACTAAGATTCTCCAACCCGATGGGGTAGGAAGTTTTTTTAATAATTCTTCAGAAATGTTTTCAGCTCTGACTTTATTTTTGTCCTCTTCAGCCTGTTTTTTATCCTGTTCTTTATACTTTTCTTGTAATGCGTGTTTTACGTTACTCATCTTTTTGCTCCTTATTTTCTAGCAGGTTAGAGATTTCCTGTAATGTTTGTTCAAATGCTTGAACTTTTCCCACAAGATATTGATATTTTTCATGACTGTCAACACCTGACATAACGGTATCTTTACAGTCCTCAATAGCTTGTTTTAAGTATCGTTGTAGTTTATAGACTACATTAAATTCTTCCATTATTTTTCCTTTCGTATATTTTTATATCATGAATGATCCAAAAACAGAAGCTGAAGATTTAACTGTTATTGTAGAGTTTGATTTTGAAATGCCTACGATACACTAGGCTTTACGTGATTTTCTAATACTCTCTTTACCTTTTTTAAATATACTAGCTACTTGATTTTTACCCATCACTTTGGCTCTTTGTTCCCCAACAGTAAGAATTTGAATTTTTCTCGCAAAAGGTTTTTTAATTTTTCGCACTTTCGCAACTGTTTTTCTCGCGTCAGTCGGAGTAGCAAATTTAATACTGACAGTGTCTTTTGGATTTTCATCAGTGTATAATCTTCTACCTGACCCTTTAGGTTTTTTTCCCGTTCCCTTTTTTGGATCCGCCACCAATAATTCCTTTCAAAGTTTTTGCTTGCCCTGCATGAGCTTTAGAAGCTTTTTTTAAAGCTTTTATTACTTTCTTAATTTTTCTCTTTTTCCCTGGTTTTGAAATTTGTTTTGGCATTTGAGCTCTAGATATAGCCATTAATAATCTACCGTTTTAATTAAAAACTCTTCATTTTGTTGCGCTCATACCACTTAAAGGATTATTTAACGCTTTGTCAATATTTAAATTAAGGTTGTCTTCTATCAGTTTAATTTCATCAAGTATCTCTCTGGTGTCTTCTTTTTGCCTGTCCTCGACGTCATTCACAATTTCGGTGACGTGACGCACGTCATTTTCAACGTTGCGAAGATCCGTTTTAAGGTCGTCTTTAAGTTCCCTACTAACTTGGGATATTAGGTTTATTTCCTCTAAAACTATATCAAGCTCACTTTTTAGACCATCAACCTTTTGTAAAACAACATCCATTTTTGCATTTGTTTCACTCTCTACAAGTGCAATCTTTTTATCAAAGCCAGAAAGGTCAGGAGCCGTATAGGCCTCAATCTGAGCAGACATGTCTTGAAATTTTTTCCAAAACTCAAAGCCACCGTATAATGCTCCGAC